CTACCGGCAGGAGTTCTGGGAGAAGACCTTCACCTGGGAGAACCGCCTGCTGCTGCCCAACGGGGACGTGTGGATGGTTTCCGATCCTGACCCCAAGGACCCGGAGGGCGATCCCATCCGGCGCCCAGGCACCGAGGCGGACGCCAAGACCCGGCTGACTGAGCAAGAGCAGAACATGCTCGAGCCAGACAAGATCAAAGAGCACGAGCTCACCACCACCGTAGTCATCAACGATCACGTCGCCCAGGTGACGAAGCGGTCGATCTACGACACCCGCGAGAAGGGCCACGGCGAGTATCCCTTCGCGTTCTACTCAGGCTCCCAAGACCCAGACCAGACCCACCCGCACGGCGAGGTGGAGTATCTGATGGGGTATCAGGACTTCATCAATCAGATGATGAGCCGCTACGCGGAGTCGATGTTCATCCAAAACAGCCAGTTCCTCTGGGTGAACAAGGGCATGATGCCCAAGGGCGAAGAGGGCAAGCTCGACAACCTGGGCCGCAAGCCGCTGCAGAAAATCTTCGGCTACCCCGGCCAGGCCCCGCCGCAGTTCGTTGGATCGGCAGCGCAGTCCGCCCAGCTGTGGCAGCAGGGCATCGAGTTTATGACCAGCCTCAAGGACAAGATGTCGACGGTCGCTGACGTCAATCGCGCAGCGCCTCAGTATGAGCTGTCAGGCAAGGCCGTACGCGCCCTGCAGGCCGACGCTGATCTGTTCTCTACGATCCCCCGAAAGAACGTCGAGAGCGCCATGAGGCAGGCCACGATGCTGCGTATCTCTGTGATGATGCAGTTTTTCCGCGGCAAGCGGTTCGCTCGCATCACGCCCAAGGCCGGCTCCACCCAGCAGCAGCCCTACACGATCTTCATGGGCAACGACGAGCAGATGATCCAAGACACCCACAGCCTGAGAAAGACCGACAACGGTCAGGCCATGGAGACCCCGCGAGGGGAGAAGGGGATCATGCTCCCCCTCAACGACGAGGGGATCCGCAAGTTCGATCTGCGCCTGTCGTTGGACTCCGGCAAGGAGGCCAAGAAGGCAGAGCGGGCGGAGCTGGCCACCAACATGATGCAGTACATGGGCCCCGCCGCCGGCATGGGGATCCTCAAGTGGGCCGCGCAGCTGCTGGACGTGCCCAACTACGAGGAACTCGCCGCGGCCCTCGACGAGTCCGACGCGCAGGGCCAGGCCATGGCCCAGATCAACCAGCTGCAGAAGGAAACCGGCATGTCCTTGCCGGAGATGATCCAACAGATCCGCTCCATGGCTGCAGTTCAGCCACCCGGCGGGGGCCCTGGAGGCGGTGGCCCCCCTGGTGGGGGCGGACCTCCACCGGGAGCAGGCCCACCGCCCGGCGGCGGCGGGCCACCGCCTGAGCCACCCGGAGGAGGCGCTCGCATGAGGCCCCCACAGCAACCTGAAGGTCGTGTCGCATGAGGCCCCCACAGCAACCTGAAGGTCGTGCCACAGCAGCTGATCGAGGAGCAACAGGATGAGCAGTGTCATAGTCGATCCTCATGGCAACCCCGCGATCCCGTTTATGACGGACAACGTGGACGGCTGGGAGGACCAAGAGTCCGACTACGCTGACGCCTTTGAGCCAGCCCTGTGGCTGATCATGGAGAAGCAGGACATCCGCATGGACCCGACGCTGTCGAAGGAGGAGCAGTTGAGCAACCGGGACATCGGCATCCTGTCGCACTCCTTCTGGAAGTGGACGATCCATGTGAACTGGTCCACAACGTGGGCCCAGAAGATCCCGCCACACCACATGGCGGTGCATTTCAATGGGGTGCTTGTCGGCATCATCTCTCCCTTCCTCACGATCCGTACGTGCTGGAGCTGTCGCCTGGGCGATCCTACCAGAACACCCGGCGGACAACCGGCCCGCAATGGCTACGACGAGAAGTGGTTCTACATCACGTACCCAGGGAGCACGATCAAGCTGCCGGCGGTGTATCCGGCGCATCCATGCCCGGAATGCGGGGCATACGACTGGTTCGCCAATACGGTCGAGATCGAGCAATTCCAACGTGACGCCGCCGAACATCTCGCGGTGGCCACCGGTGACGACGTTCATGCCACAGATATGCGCGTGACGCATGACCCTCGAGGTGAGGGCAAAATGGGCTACGCCCGGACGAAGGTATAGACATGGCAAACGAGATAGATCCTTTCCCAGGCTTCAAAGATCCCAGAGGGCCATTTGGCAATGCCACGACCCTGACGCCACACGACACCAACCTCCTGAAGAGGACGAGCTCGATGCTCTACGTGGGCGTGGCTGGGGATCTGAAGGTGACCACCGCCAATGGCGATGAGGTCATCTTCGAGAACTGTCCTGTGGGATTTCACTCTATTCGCGCAAAGATCGTCTGGTCTACCGGCACTGCCGCGACCGACATCATTGCGCTTTCGTAATCGTCGCAAACTGCGACGACCAAAGCCGGAATACCCGGCGTTTTAACCAGCCGGGTGAGCGAGGCAGCGCCAGCCTCACTCGCCGGCATTATCGGGCCAACGGACTGACGACCTACAGTTAATGGGCAACGGCAGACGCGCTCGAGGAGAAAACGACAAATGGATAAGCCATACGACCTCTCACAGCTGACGATGACCCAGCGGGCAATGCTGTTCCCTGTCTGCGGTGGATCTGAGGCTGCTGGGGTGGCAACGGAGGGCGACACCATCACGGTCGACGGCGAGGAGTTTTCTAAGTCAGACCTGGCCGACTTCAAAAACGATCAGGACTGGCGAAAAAGTAACGAGGACCGTTCCGCAGAGAATAAGCGTCAGGAGGCAGCGATTGCCGCCGAGCGCCAAGCTCTGGCCGAGGAACGTCGCCTGGCTGCACTGGAAGGCCAAGAGAGAGTGGAACGCACACGGGTAGCAAATCAGAAGAAGGAAGAGCAGGCAGACCCATTGGATCTGTCCGGTCTCCCTGATCCGGGTGAGGAGCCAGCGGCTCACGCCGAGGCGCTCCAGAACCGTATGCGGGATGCTCTGGCCAACGGGCAACAGAAGGCAGCGGACCAGTATCGGCGCGAGTTGAAGACTGCCACCGATCAGGTAAAACGAGAGGTGCAGGGGACCAACGAGCAGGAACGAGTCTACCGGGAGAACACGAAGACGACCGAGGACTACTTCAACGAGATGGAGAAGGCGGGCACCCCCGTCGACAAGTCCACCCAGAATCTGATCAAGGGTCGTATGGATCGGATGATGCGGGTGGAAGGTCTCAGCGAGGTTGATCCATCGGGCGTAGTCAAGTTCACCCGAGATGCCGTAGCCGCCGCAGATCAGGCAGCGCGGCCTGACTACTGGAAGAATCGATGGGTGGAAGAAGGGTTCCAAAACGGACTGACCCAGCGCCGACGCAACGGTCAGGCCGACGAGGTGCTCAATTCCAACGGCAAGACTCCTCCAGGCGCGAAGGCCACGCCGGCTGAACTGTACGAATACGGTTCCGATCTCCCCTCTGCGTCTCCGCAGGCCCAGGCGTTTTTCGACAATCTGAGCCCGGAGCAGCTGGACGCCTACATCAAAGAGGATCACGCTCGTAGAGTAGGCGAACAGATGGGTGGAGACTACCTCTAACCCCGTCCACCGGAAGGTATGAAGCCATGACTTTCGTCACGGGCACAGCGTCCGGTAACACCCTTACCCGGATCGCGTGGAGTTCAAAGCTCCATCGCGAGACCCGCAATCGGTTTTTCTTTAACCAGCGCGGGATGGTGAGTGCAGATACCGGCGACGAGCCCTCCTTCGAGAGGCGCTCTGGGACACCGATCGTGTCTCAAGAGCAACTGAACAACCGGCGGGCCCAGGAAGTCCGCGTAGCGATGCAGCGGCAGCTCACGACCAACCGCACGGTTGGCACCGGAACCCGCTCGCTCGACGCGCAGACCTACGGCACCGCGTCCATGGTCGACAACGAAGAGACCATGGAACTGTACAACATGGACTGTTGGGTCGAGCAGATGAAACATGCTACCTCGTTCAACACTCCTGAGATTCAGGATCTCCGCACCGAGTTCAAGATGACCATCCGCGCAGCTGACGTCCTGGCTGACTGGATGGCCGCGGAGCAGGAAGAGAGCGTCCTCGACGCCGCCTACGATCGCTATTCGGCGAATGTGGTCTCCTCCTCACTGGCGTCCGCCAGTGATCCTCCGTCGAACAGCCTGCAGTACGCGGGCAACCAGGCCGACGACGCCTCTGTGACCAGCAGCGACACGCTGACGTCCGCAGAGCTGCGCCGGGTATTCGCCTGGTGCGACGTGAACAACATCAACCCGATCCGCCACATGGGCCGGGATTGCTTCATCATGCTGGTTCACACGTATAACTACGTGGACCTCAACGCGGACTCTGAGTTCCGTGAGGCTTTCCAGCACGGTTGGCAGCGGGCCTCCAGCCCGTCCAACAACCCGCTGTTCGACATGGCGGATGCTGAGTACATGGGGATTTACGTCCACAAGTACAACCGCATTCGCAAGGCCGCAACAAACGGGAATGCGTATCGCTGCCTGGTCTTGGGCTCCGACGCGCTCGCTGAAGGGGTCACTGCCCGCCCGCGCCTGGTCCGTCGCAAAGAGGATCAGTATGAGGACACCTACGGTCTCGGCATCAAAGCCATCTGCGGATGGAGCCGGGCTGACTGGAGGAATCAGGGTGCGGCCACCACGGTGAACCAGAGTCTTGCTATCTGGAGCACCTACGGCAACACATCGGTCTAAGGGGAGGACGCCAAAATGTTGAAACGCTTTGTTTCTGGCCTTCTGGCCCTGTTTCTGATCGCTGGCCTTGTCGACGCGCAGGAGTTGAGGCCCGTCAACTTCGGCAACAACGTGGGGTCTGCGAAGACCGACACGATGATCTGGTTCGCCTCGGGGTCTATCCCCGGCACGGCGAACCGCGTCGACACCATGGTGGCCGGCACGTTGAACGATACCACCTACGGTATCGAAATCGCTGGGGCTTCACAGGTCTCCGTCGAGATCATTGGTCGCTCGAAGAACGACGATCAGGATCTCACTTACTACGGCCAAGTGTCGAACCAGAACATCAAAACCGGGGCCTGGCACTCGCTTGCGACGACCTACAGCGTCGACGTCACCGCGGGTTCTGCGGTGGGCCAGTCTGAAAACACCGGTCGAGATTCCACCATGTGGGTGCTGCTCAACACCTCTGGGGGGGTAGACACGCTGCTTGCGCCGACTACCGCCGCAGGGATGGAAGTGTCACCCAATGCGGATCAGATGATGGTTCGCAACAGCCGGTTTTTCAGGCTGTGGTTTGACCCTGACTCCTCGGCGGGAGACTCGGTATATATCTCTGCGGTGATCACCAGAATCTATCCTCGATAGAGATCTGGCGGGCCCGTAGGGCAAGCTGTTTGAGGGAGGGGGCGTTTGCCTCCTCCCTCTTCTACCACCACAGAGAGGAACCCATGTCATATCTGGTCGAATATCTGGGAAACGAGGGCAATGTTTCGATTCTACACCGGGTGCTTGGGCGCCTGCATTTTCCCCCGAACCCTGGCTACAAGAACCGGCGCGTCATCGAGGTTGAGACCTCTGCGCTCCGAGATGAGCTGCTGGACACAGGGAACCCGCACGGGATCTCTCCGGTGCGCTACGCCGAACCCACAGACCTCCTGTCGGCCCAGAACAAGAAGCTGATGCTCGACCTCCTGATCGAGCTGGGCCTGGTCACCCATCAGCAGGCCGTGGACTGTCTGAGCACCGCTCCTCCCGCTCCTCCAGAGGAAGAGTTTAGGATATCCCCCGCGGCCATGGAGCTGGCAGTCGAGCATGAGCTCGATCCGACAGCGATCCACGGCACCGGCAAAGACGGCTCTGTCACCAAGGCCGACGTGCAAGCTGCAGTAGACAAGAAGGGGTAGGCTATGCCCTACGCTCCAGAGGACATTCGCCCGCACATCGGTGATCGCGTCCACAAGGACGTGAGCACCACTGGTACGGACGACTACCTCCACGTCACAAGGTGGATCATCCAGGCTGGATACCATCTACAGCGGATCAACGACTGGACCTGTCACAAGCAGGAGTTCAGTCTGACGCTGACGGCGGGCACCTACGCCTACGCCTACACTGACACAGTGTGGGACGGGGCTGCTCTGGTGCGCCCGCGCAAGCTGCAGGTCGACTCCATCCGCCGGGTGAACAGCAACAAGCGCCTCATCTGGCGGGACGAGGCAGAGGAGATCGACCGTGACCTGGGCGGCAACTGGAAGGATTCAGCCTCGGCCAACACTGTTTCTGACTACGCCTCACTGCGGGGCAATTCACTGATCATTGCCGGCAAGCCCAGCTCCGACTACGTCAGCAGCCATCCTACCCTGGAGGGCTACTACTACCGGGGCGAGGACTTCGACAGCAGCGGGGGCGATTGGGAGACCACAGACTTCGCCTTCCACTCGGACTTCTTCATGGATCACGTCGATCTGTGCATCATCTTCGGGATGCAGCAGGAGGATGAATCTGAGTTCAGAACCATGCTTGCCCATTGGGACAGGACGCGCCTGCCAGAGCTTCGAGGTTACGACCCGACGCCGCACTCCGACGAGCAGATCCATGTTGTTGATTGGTATGGGGCGGTTGAGGGAGAGAGCTACATCTACTAATGGCAAGAAGGCGCCGGCCTTATCGGATGGAGGAGTTTCGCGGGGAGAATAATCGTGACTCCCTGACCAACCAGCGGATCTTCGGCGGCAACAAGGCCAAGCTCTACCGCATGAGGAACTACCACCTCATCGGCTTTGGCCGGGGGCGGAAGCGTTACGGCTACACCAGCTACGTGTCGCCCAAGATCAGCGGCGACAACGCCGTGCAGGGCCTGCAGATGTACGAGTTCGGGTCGAACAGAAAGCTGTTCGGGGTCTCGAATGGGCAGCTGAAGGCCTTCACTGAGGGGTCAGATGTCTGGGCGACACACACAGGTGCTCTCACTCTCTCAACCACTGAGAGCGACCAACACCGCTTCGGCAACTTCACCGACGGTACGACCGAGTACCTCCTCGGCACAGACGGGGTTAATCCTCCCTATGCCTGGGACGGCACCAACGACGCCGTCACCTGGGCCAGCCTGGGCCCCGGAGCCCCTCCGGTTGCCACAGACGTCAAGGAGTATCACGGCCACATCCTCAGTCTCTACCGGGCCAGCCTCACCTACAGCGCCTATGGTCGCTTCGACTGGACGGACCAGAACGTCATCGACTCCACCCGCGACTCCTTGGGCCTCGCCCTCGAGCAGCACTCCAGAGACGCCGTGCTGGCCTTCTACGAGCGCCAGGTATATCGGATCACGTTCAACGAGCGCGAGGGCCCCACGTTCCTCTCCTTTCCCGTGGAAGGATCTGAGCCCTGTATCTCCAAGCAGTCGATCGCTACCAAGGACGGCTGGACATACTACGCCACCCGGCGCGGCGTTCGTCGTATCGGGCTGCGGGGAGAGAGCTGGCGGGACGAGTTCATCGGTCGCGAGATCGAGCAGTATTGGGATAGCCTCAACCGCGGGCGCCTCGATTCGATCGTGGCGGTGCCGCGGGGCGAGCCGTGGAACGAGATCCTGTTCCTTGTCACCGTGGGCCCCAACAGCACCCAGAACAACGCCATCCTCTGCTGGAACACGCAGATCGAGGGCTGGACGATCTGGCCCCCGTCGAGCACCGGCACCAAGATGCTCTTCGCTACTGGCGCCAATTTCGTCGACAGCGACGGCGTACCGCGTACGATCATGGGCGACTATTCAGGCAACGTCTGGGACTGCTTCGGCCACAACCTGGCAGACACCACGTTCACCGACGACGGCGCCTCGATCCGCACTGAGTTCTCGACAGGGTTTCTGGACTTCGGCTACAAGGGGGTCAAGGGGCTGCGCCAGATCATCTTGGACCTCGAGACCCCGGACAAGAAGACGTTCAACATTCTGGTTGAGGCTCTGGGTAAAAGTCCGATCTTTTCAGGCACCTTCACTGCGGGCGCCGGCGGCGAGATGCTGGACGTGGACTTCATTCTGGACGAGTCCGTACTATCGGTGGGGTCAGTCTCACAGGCCCAGACACCTCTCAACTCTTCAGGCCGGTACTTCAGTGTCGAGCTCATAGAGACAGACACAGACAGCGCACACGTTATCTCTGCACTGACCCTTCCTTGGGTCACCAAGGGCATGAGGATGGTATAATGGCTAAAGATTCAGGCTATCGTCTCGGCGTCGAGGATGTCAAATACGACAGATCCGCCGGACTCCGGGCCGTGGGTGACAATACAGACCTTGGTGCCCCAGGGGACGCCAATACGAAGAAGAAGACCTTCCAGACGCCGGCGGTCCTGAATACGGCAGCGGAGCTGGCCAATACAGACCTTGGTGCCCCGGCCCTGTCAGGTGAGGATCGCGACCGGGTGTTCAAGCACGAGGCCCAGCCCTACTTCCAGAAGCTGGACGACCAGCGCAAGCAGGACGAGAAGTATTTTGAGTCTATGGGTCTGCGTTGGAGCGGTGATCGCAGGGAGACCTACGACCGCCGCACAGAGGACACCTACGGGCGCGTGGCGGAAGACGTCATGGTGCCTCTGATCAAAGGCGAGCGGGCCGAACGCCGGCAGGACCTGACGACCATGGCCAACATCGGCATGATAGAAGGGCAGTTGGGAATCCAAGAAGGGCAGTTGGGAATCCAGGGCAGGGCCCAGGCTCTCGACGAGCTCAACTCAGAGTATGACAGAGCTGTCGCAGAGGCCCGCGAGACTGGGATGTGGACAGACCCGGAAACCCAGGAAGAGATCCAGACACTGGCAGCAAAGATCGAGGAGCATTCACAGAGTATCTCAGAGCGGAAGACGACCCTGCTGGAACAGGACCAGGCGATCAAGCGGGCCCAGCAGCGCGGGGAGATGACAGGCAGGTATTACGATCCGAAAACCAACACAACCATGGACACATTGCAGGCGAAACGCGATCGGCTCAACGAGATCGTTCAAGAGGCTGTCCATCGTGGCTATTGGGGTACCGACATCACTGTCAACCTGGCCGAGTTCATGGCCGACATGGAAATCTCACCGTCAGAGTATCAAGACGGCGAATGGGGTGGCGCTGGCGGAGGGGACGAATCTGTGTCTTCAGCGGATCGCGCTGAAATATTGCGCTCTCTGACCGAGGACGCCTTTCGAGTGGCCATCCCTGGGATCGCCCAGGCCATCGACTTCTCCACCGAGGAGATCGAAGAGGTGGTCGGTTACATCGGCTACGACGACGCCTTCGAGTTCTTCGATCGGTTCATGCAGGGCGACAACATGCCAGTGTCGTCGTTCCTGGATTGGGCAGCGGAGATGGCCGCAGATCCTTCCGACGTTCAGGGTATCCTGGCCTCACTCGGCAATATGGTGGAGGTCGACTGGCAAGACGATCCTGAGACCATAAGTGCCCTGAGTTCGTATCTGGCTGAAGGCGGGCTGATTGGGGACATGCCCGCCGAATTGCGGGCGAAGCTCGACGGATACACACTGTCGATGCCTGGTGCCTATACGAACACCACCACCACCAGTGACACCACCACCAGTGACACCACCACCAGTGACAACGCCAACGACGGCGGCGGGAGCACTGTAACCGACGAGCAGGCGAGAGACTTCCTGTTCGATCTACAAAACCGCGACGGTGGTTACGGTGCTGTTACACAACAGGAATGGGACGACCTTCCCGCGAAGTATCAGCAGGTCGTGCCGAACCCGGCGAAGAAGTTTGAGAACGACGTGCTCTCCCAGACGGGGAGCAATTTCACGGAAGATCAGATACACAACGCCGCCGCCGTTTTTCGTGGTGAGGGCAAGGAGGCGGCGATCAGATATCTCCGCGGCTTCAATACTGGCTCCACCCAAGCAGCAGACGAGGCTGCTGCCGACGAGGCTGCTGCCGACACTACCACCACCGACAGCAGCAACTGGCGTAGCGCTCCCCATGCTGCCAATCCCGGCACCTTCGCTAAGAACATCAAGTTCGGCGACGGGTCGAAAGTATGGCAGCTGAACGATCCGCGCATGGTGGACATTGAGAACATGGTGCGTGACGGGCGCTTGGGAGAACTAAGTGCGCTCTACCTGCTGTACGACCAGGGCAAGATAAACCATACCGTCGCAGCACATCTGCGCGACAACATTCTCCGGGGTTGAGATGACAAACACGAATGCTTCTGCCTTCGAGCATAAGAGGATGGGAGACAAAGACCCCACAGGCGAGATCATCGGTGCGCCTGCTTGGGAACCCCCAAAGATCACCAACCGCGACAAGTTTGAATCGCAGGTTGGCGCCATCAAGGACAAGTTCCGGGAACAGTATGGGGCGACGGTCAGTGACGCCATGGCCCGCCGTGTTGCCCTGGGAGATCCCAATGAGCGCGGTCGCGTGACCACTTACGTAAAGACGCTCAAGCGCGAGAAGGAAGAGCACACCATGAACCTCGAGCAATCGAGGCTGACTGGTGATTTTTTTACCGGCGAGCTTGATCCTGAGACCGACCTGCCTATCAGCGTCCGCACGATAGTGGGCGAGGAGCACGACCGCGCCGGCGAGGAAGCCGCTGGATACACGACCATCAGGCCCGGCTACTTTACAATCGAGAACACTGGCTCTCAGGGGGTCATTGATCAGTTCCGCCTGCCCGATGGCACGTTTGACGAGAATGGCATCGCTTTCATTCAGCAAGACCTCAAGCAGCGTGGGTTCAAGCTGTCGGGGACACATGTGCGCGAGCTGGCGGAGACCGGTACGATCGCGTCAGAGATTCGCGTTTCGTCACTGACGGCGCGTCAGGTTGAAGCGACTGAGGCTGAAGTGTTGCTCGCCGGCCAAAGGTTTGAGCTGGACACGGAGATTGCCGATGCAAATGAAGCCCTGGCCTGGTTCAGTGCCGAGGGCACTATCTACGACCCCGTCACCGGTCTACCAGAAGTCGACGCGAACGGCGACACGCGCAGGACCGTCGAGAGCCGCCTCGAGCAGCTGCNGTGGATTGAGGAAAAAGGCGAGTTTGCTGACGGCTCACCAACGCTGCAACGCCGTCTGCGGGAGATGGACAACCAGACAAAACGTGACATCATCTTCGGCTACGACGAGAAGAATGCTAATGGCACCTACAAGCATGTGATGAACGAGGCAGGCCACTGGGAGCGCGTCCATGTGATGGGTCAGAACGAGCTGCAGATGCACATGCAGAAGCAAGACCAAGCCTTCACCATCTTCATGGCTGACGGTGGCAGTTACATCGACAACGACGGCAACAAGCAGACCCTCATCGGCCACCAGCAGTTTGAGTCAATGAAAGCCGAGCGCGGAGCTGCCCTTGAGGCGTTGCGTCGAGAAGGTGGAGAGATCGTCATTCAGCGCACCGGATCTGATGGCATCCCCTTCTACGACACTGTCACCGTGATGGGCACCGAATACGAGGCGCGGGCCCAATTCACTCGAGAAAACATCACAAGATGGCGGGACGCGAACCATGCCGCGAAACTTGCGATGGAGAGCGACGATGCCACCAGAGAGTTCGCCCGCGAGCAGGCGCGGCTGGACCGGCTTCAAGAGTGGCTCAATCGTGAGGACGTGCAGCGGCACGACATCGCGACCATCACTGCCGAGACCGCCGCGTCGTTGGAACTACAGGACGACCAGCAGGTATACCTCGAGGCCTACCAGATCCTCGACCATGCTCACCGGGCGTCAGAAAGCAACAAGGCCGAACGTCACGATGAAGTTATGGAAGGCCTGCGGACCGAGTTCGCCGGCGAGCAGGCGCGGCTGGACCGGCTTCAAGAGTGGCTCAATCGTGAGGACGTGCAGCGGCACAGCATCGCGACCATCACTGCCGAGACCGCCGCGTCGTTGGAACTACAGGACGACCAGCAGAAATACCTCGAGGCCTACCAGGCCCTCGACCGTGCTTTAGCGGCGTCAGAAAGCAGCAAGGCCAACCGTCACGATATGGTTATGGAAGGCCTGCGGAACGGCAATGCCCGTGAGATGCTCCGCCTGGACAAATCGCTAAGGATGGCCATCCAGGACGACGCCCAACGACACGCCGCGGTGACAGCGACTCTTGCCTGGCAGCGCGACATGATCGACGAGTATGGCGGCATGTACCTTGACGAGACTGGGGCGATGCACCGTGCGCCGGGTAGCCAGGCGCACGAGCGTGCCTTGACCGACCTGGCGGCCCGCCTGGACATCGACAGGATGGCAGCGCAGGAAATGATCGACAATCGCGCCGAGACTCGAAGCTGGTCTCGTGAGCTGTTTATGACCAGCCGGCAGTGGGGGCGCGACGACACTGTCCAGCGCCGCGAGGATTTGTGGCAGTCAGTAGAGCGTCAGCTCGATCGCGACCTGCAGCTTACTCTTCAGGCCGATCGCATCACCTCTGCAGAGACAATCGCCGCCAATCAGCTCACCTCTGCAGAGACAATCGCCGGCAATCTGCTGGACTGGCGGCGCGAAGAAGACGCCCTTAATGCGAAGCGTGAGCAGTGGGCCGGTATCATGGATCTCGGGTTTGACGTTGTGGGCGAGCTGATTGGGCTGGGCGACGAGAAGTTCAAGCTCTTTGATGCGATGTCTTGGACTGTCGAAAAGTGGAACGCACTACGCAGCTCAGGAGATGTCGCGGAAGAGGTGTATGACAAGGTCTCAACAGCCACGTCCGCCTTTACTTCTGGCGTCCCCACGAGCACGTCATTGGCTGCCAGTGACCCCGTGTGGGGGAACGTGCTCACTCCAAGCGGGGCGGGAGTAACGGAGTCCAGCGCCGCCACTGCCGGTAGGTGGGGGGCCTCTGCGGAGCATGTTAGCGCGACCGTACCTCAGACTGTTGCCGGCGCTGCGATCACGGTCTACTTGACCTACAGGTTTTACAAGAACGCCATTGCCCTTGCCAACCGCGATAACGGCATANACAACCTTCGCCTACCAGGAGCCCGCGAGGAGAGTATCAGAAATTGGGACGGCTACTTCGGCAACCTGGGCCGTAACGACGCTATCGGATTCCGCGACATGATGGGTGCCAGGGTCGAGGATGACGGTGAAACCGTCAATATCGGCGCCATCTTCGAGGACGGCCACATGACCGACTTTGGAGAAGGCAGCTACATCCACGACAATACCGTCGCCGCCGACAAGCCTGGCAGGTTCTCGGAGCGTCTACAGGCAGCCGGTTACGCGCCAACCGCAACGGGCCATATAGGTGGCAACGCTGGTCGGTCGGCTCTCTACACCACCGACCCCATGACCATCTGGGGTAAAGATCGCACAGCCCAGATCATCGGCGCCGACAGCGTGGGGGAGAGTGTCCGCTTCTTCATGGATCACAACGTGTGGAAGATGCCTGACGGCAGCAACCGCACTGACTTCGGAACGATCCAGCAGAACGTCGCCGACAACATGAGGGCGGTGTGGGAGCAGTTGCCCTGGCGTGAAACAAGTGTTGGCCTGGACGACCCAGCTCCGGGTATGGACGCAGCCGGTCTACGGATCATGGCTGATGACCTCGCCGCCTGGGGCGAGAGAAACGGCATCATGTCGAGCGCCGAGATGGCTGAGAGTTATGAAACCATGTTCGACGGCATCATCAACGCTGACAGTTGGGAGGCTATGGACGTCAACACGGCGAACGGCGTCACTGCGATCTGGGAGCAGGCCACCGGTGAGCGCATGGGTACTGGCGTCTGGCACGATGGCTATCAAGATGCCGATGGAAACCAGGTGCCCCCTACCTCCCCCGCCGAAAAGAAGGAGTACCGCAACAACGTGTTGAGGATGATGCAGAACCGGCGCACACCAGACGAGAATGGCGTCTTTTTTGTGATGCCGGAATCGGTGCGTGATATCGTTTCGCCCAACGGGATCTATCAAAACACCCAGCCGGTCGATCGGTCAGCTATGATAAACAGGGTTGTGGACACGAACGGCTATCAAGGTCAGGTTTTCTCGGGTATGATCGACGAGCTCGATGCTCTACGTGGGCGAGACTGGGATGTGGACATTGATCGCCTACTGTCCCATCTGGTATTGCCCAAGCAAACCAACGCGATGCTGCCACAGGATCTCGAGGCGATCTTTGGACCCAAGGGCGAAGACGGGGAGTTCCAGGGCCTGGCATGGGACATATTCAAGGGGTGGGCGGACAACACCGCGCTATTGCAGGCAGGAACCCACTACTTTGGGCCCGGCGACAATCCACCAGAACTGTTCCAGTTGCCAACAACGGGCGACGAGTCCTCTACGCAGGGTGAGTCGACGATGTCAGATGTCTATGTCGTCGGTGACTATAACGAGGAGACTGACAGCCACATCGTAGTGCAGGCCCATGATTACCTGGCCACCAGAACTGACAACCAGCTGGCCGATGAGATCGGCATGAACGTCCGTATTCACAAGCTCAGCCCAGGCAAATTTGTGATCGTCGCAGGGCAGGGCACGGAGGTCGCGCACTGGTCTACGAACACGAATGAATGGCGGAAAGGAGGGTACTGATGGGCGTTTTCCAGAACATGATGTATGGCGCCGGCATCGCCGCTGGCAAACACGCCGATGAACGCCGGTCGATACGAGCCGAGAACCAATCGTCCCGCAACCGGCTCAACGAGCGCATGGGTGCCCTGTCGTTCGCGGAGAGCTTGCGCGTCAACTCTAAGGACTACAAGGCCGGCCTCGAGCGCGATGCTGCAGCCACCGAGGCGTCCCTGGCAACCACCTCCCTGGCGAAACAGCGTGGCGAGCACGAGCAGCTGACCTGGGAGGAAAAAGAGAAGCAGCGCGATTTCAACGAGCAGCAGGGCCGCGGGCGCGTAACCGACGAGGAATGGAAGGCACAGCAGGAGCGCAATCAGCGCAAGGCTACCAGGGACGCACAGCACCTTCGCGGGGTCGCAGCCGACGACCGCGGCAAGCGCGAGCTGAAGCTGAAAGAGGACGAGGCCGCTTACCAGCGCACTGTCCGAGGTGTCCCAGAAGACGTCGAGGATCGGCTCAAGGCGTGGATGCCCACCAAGCCTGACAGCAACAACATCGACCAGATGCGAGCGTGGGTGAAACAGGGCTTCGCGGCAGGTCTTCGGGTGGAGCACTCGCCCACCTACAAGGAAGCAGTGGGGGATCTCAAGAGGGCCGAGGCAGCGGTCATCCGCCGCCTTCAGGATGAAGCCAAGAATCTCCGCGCCACCATGGCCCACCCCACCGCGTACAACCAAGACAACAGGGCCCGTGACACCAAGCGCCTCGAAGCCATTGAGGCGATGTTGCCGCAGTTGACGTCGCCGCCGGGAGAGGAGGACCCCAAGCTCGGTAAACCCCAGCTCGCCTCGTATGAAAAGCCCCTGGGCATTGAAGCCTTCACAGAAGTTGAGGAGCGGGCACCGCTGGGTATGGAAACGGCAGCTGCCGCGCAGGACGCCACCGCGAACCTGACTGCTGTCGATCGCTCCTTCATCAACGCGAATCGACTTGAGCCCGCTGCTGTTAAAGCTGTGGCTGCGAAGCTGGCCGAATGGAACAAGACGTACGGTGTGGCTGCCGGCGGCAAGAAGGACAAGACCTTCCAGGAAGCCTGGAACGAGATGGGGGCAGGGGGTTCGCAGAATGCCGTGGGTGATCCAGCTGCTGCCCAGGGGATCCTCGAAGGCGCCGATACTCAAGCACCGATGCCGGAACCAACCTCTGGCCCCATGTTGGGAGCAGAGCCAGGGGAGTCTACTCCTGTGGAACAGTTGGGTGCGCCAGTTTCACCTCCATCTCAGGGCCCCATGCTTGGGGCAGGCCAGGGGGAATCTGTCCCAGTTGGCGAGGAGAAGGTGGCGTCCGTCGTGGAGCAGATCGAGGCCCAGTTGGAAAGTGGTGAGATCAACAAAAACCAGGTGCTGCGGATGCTCCGCGAAGCTGGGGTAGGCCACAGGGAGGCCAACCGTCTGGCCAACGAGATCATCGACAGGGTCTTCGCTCCCAGGCAGGCGCGAATCCAGGCTGAGTCAGATGCCAGGCGATCCCAATACCAGAGGCCGCGACAGGGCCATATCAGATGAGCCAAGCATTGGGCAGCCTCTTCCAGGAAGAGGAAGAGGAACAGCCGTGGTATATCACCGCCACACTGGCACCTCCGCCTGATCTACCGGAGCTCGCTCCGCCACCGGAAGCTGCGCTACTTCCCGAGCCTCCAGTCGAGGAGCTGTGGTACGAGGAAGCCGAGCTGGCACCGCCACCGGAAGCTGCGCTACTTCCCGAGCCTCCAGTCGAGGAGCTGTGGTACGAGGAAGCCGAGCTGGCACCGCCACCGTCGAAGTTTCTCGAGAGCCGCCTCTTCGATCCTGAGACCACTCCCGGAGCCTTTGAGACTGGACTGACGCACGGTGCGCTGACGGTGGCCGGGTCCGCGGCCTCGTTTGTCCAATACATAGGCGGCAAGCTGGGCCTCGAGGCCATGGAGCAGGCCGGTCGAGAAGAGGCCGATCTGATTGAGGCCTTCCAGGAGGACTACAGGCCACCCACAGAAGCACAGGGCGACGTCCTGCAGGAGGACGGGTCCATCAACTGGGACCTGCTGTCGAACAGTGCCTATTGGGCCTACGGCGTGGCGGATATGGTGCCGTCCTTCGCCGCGGCCATGGTGCCCGGTATGGGGGCCGGCAGGGCCGTCCAGGTTCTGGGCACCGCGGTGAAGTGGAGCCCGGCAACGGTAGCACGATTGGCGCGGATCGGGGCGGGCATTCAGAAGGCCCCCCTGCTCAAGACCATGACTCCCGCCCGGGCTGCCAGGAACATAGCCGGCGGTGCGGCTGGCGGCATCATGGAAGGCACCTCCACCTATCGCGAGATCNTCGCGAAGGGCGGCACCAGGGACGAAGCCGAGACTGCTGGCGAGCTCATGGCCCTGGGGGCCGGAG